GCGCATAATCCCTTGGAAAGTCAAGAATTTCTTCCTAACTTCTCCAGCTCGGAGTTTATACCGAACGGAAAGGGCTGGGAGCTAGTGCCCCCAGGGTCCTAGGTCCTCATACCCGGAGGGAATGAAGACTGTCCTCTTTTTCCAAGTAACGTTATCTCGAATTGAATAACCGTGAGACCCAATAGAAGAAGATTCTTTCCAATACATTGCATATTCCCGTAAGGGAATGCAGTTGGAGATGTCTTCGACCTTAGGAACCCATGGCTTCTTTAAGAGATGGGATACGATGGCAGCTTCATAGTCAAAGTACCTAAACCTTCGTGGAGTAGGTACCCAGACGTTTATGAAGACGCCATCCCAACCATTTTTCCGACATAGACTCCAGGCAGCTGAGCTGTCGTGAATCACCGTCGAAATCGTGGTCGGTCCCCGTTGCTGAAAACGCTTCGGAAGCCGAAAAACCAAACTCTTCCAAACCGCTTTGAATTTCTGGTCACGAAAGTGACCTGAACCAAGGCGGCGAGCAAGAGAGGTAATTTGGTTAACCAGCGACAGAGTGCCTTGATCATCAAGTTGCTCCTTCCAATAAATCGGAGTGACTGAGACGCCATTAAAAGCGTCTTGGCCACACGACTCACGGAAGTTGCCGCCTGAGTATGACTTCAAGGGATTAACCTTAAAGCCACATAATTCAAGCACATCTACGATTGCGTCAAAAGACTTTGTAGGCACGATAAGATCATCTCCATAAACGGAGATATCCTCATCGATTGAACTACAGAGGGCCCAGAAAATGAGACTTTCTAATTCGAAAGTATACCCATTTCCCATCGACGACCACTTATGGTAGCTCTTCCATTCACCATCAAGGTGATAGGCTGGGCTACGCAGAGCGGCGAAGATGTCGGACCACGGTTCCGGCAACAATGCCAGAACTACCTCTTTTGAAACAGTGTCGGAAGCGGACGCTAAGTCAATGGTCGCATACTTACCAGTATACGAACCGTAGATCGCGAAAGCCTGATTGAGCCCTTGATAGTCTAAATTCACGCCGACATGGCGAAGACGCTTTCGTAAGAAAGCACCTAAGCCTTTCTGCATGAAAATATTCCAACGAGGTTCAACTGCAATCGGACGATCTGTCTTAGCATTCTTAGGGACGAATGTGACCGTATTACCACGACGGATATCTATATCTAGAAGTCCGGTTTTAGGGTTACCCGTGAATTTATATCCTAAGCGAGTAATCTCGCAAAGGACATTCATAAATGGGTGAGCCCCAATGGTAATACCACCTGGGTTGACCATTTTATTGTATCCGGAAGTCATTCCGCGAACAGTAGAACAATCTGCCCCAGGGCCGAAATCACAAAACTCCACCCAGTCGTATAACTTGTTACCGAGAACCAGACCGATTTTTCTACGAGCAGAGTGAATTACTCGCTCGTAGTGAGGTAGAAGTTGAAACTTCATCTCACGGTAGGGCCTCCATAACTCGTTAGTACGCTGACAGGAGTCTTCGGCCTCTTCAAACTTAACCTTAGCCACAGCTCGTTTATCGATCGACGTGGGTAACCACTTTGCCTTTGAAAGCAACTTGGTCGCCTGATACGCACGAAAGAATGACTCGCTGTCGTTATAGGCGTCAGGAGAGATCTGAAGATTGACGATTTCGTCCCACATCTCGTACCTCAGCATTATCGAAACGCTTAAGGCACGTGGGCAATCCAGAGCACGGAGAAGTTGCTGAGCAACCTCAACGTGATGAATAAGCTCATGCTTTTTCATATTAAAAGCTCCGAAAAGGATGTGGCCTAGTCTGTCAAGACCAGGAGCCCAAAATCTTAAACTGCTCTTCAGCAGTCATTCGACCTCGAGCAAACGCTTTTACGACGTCAGCTGAACTTTGATCTTTCAAGTCTGAGCGAATCCATCTTTCGATGATTTCGCAAAGTTCTTGAATCGTCGGGTTCAGACCGGCCTCAGTAGAAAGAATATGAACGAGGGAAAGAAGAACTGCTTTTTGATCAGGAGTTAACCGTCTCATAACGAGATACCTCAATAAGATTTTGGACATTGTAGTGACGATGTTCTTCCACATGATAGCTTACGCCGTCGGGTGGACGAACGATTCCACGGCAGATGTAACTACTGCATCACCGAGAAGATCTTTCAGCATTGCTTTAAGATCCTTACGGTTTTGCAGAGACGACCGGGAGGGGAACACCATCTCGAAGCTTCCGATAACATCGAAAGCCTTTTGAGGTGCTGGAGTGAAGCCAAGATCCGTATCGCCCGACACTGTTTCCAGCGTAGGGAGAACGAGCTTGCCAGTCACTCTTACGGTACCGCCCTGATTCTCTTTAACAGAGATTGAGGCGACACCGGCCCCGACCGGGTAACCGCTATTCGTCGTGAAGTCCTTCCAGACCGTGAGGTCAGGATTGGACTGCGTCGGAATATAAGTGCGGTCAACCGGAGTCGACGCAGCATCGGTCAGAGTCAAATTGCCCATTACAGGCTCCTTGAAAAATTATGATCCTAACAAGAATCATAGGGTTAATGAAAACTCCCAGCTAGAAGCTAACTGGAAATTGCCAAAACGTCTAGCCTTTTTATCGACCAAACGCTGTAGCCAATAGCGACAACGCATTAGCTACATGGGTTAGAGAGAAAGGATCTTTGAAACGAGGCGGAGGTGGAGTAGGAAATGATCCTAACGCTTCACGCGTGAAGACCATAGCCGTACCACTCCCGTCCCCACCAGTCCAATGGGCATTGATTGCCGGATTGATACTGTTGGGGTCCGTAATCCTCGATCTAATTCGTTGCTCGAGCTTAATGGACAACCACCCGTACTTAAAAACTAAGCCACGGGAATAGTCCATACGCTCAAGAAACGAGCCTACAGGATAGAACCAATCTACAACAAACGAGTATGGGAGTAACTCCCATGCAAGTGAAGCAGGATTGGTGATACCCAGTTGGGACAGCGAAGACCCGAAATTCGAGTCAACGCCGTAAACTAGTGCACCTACACCAGATGCACGACGATCTAAGGTAGACCAGGTTATCTCAGGACCGTGGGTGGCAGCGCGATTTTTGAGTTCTTTATAGGAACCCGTAGTCGAAGCTGACGCCTTAGCGGTAAAGAGTTCACCGTCGTCATTCCAAGCTCGTCTAACAGCTTCACAACTGTTATAGACATCCTGAACCAACGGCTGCCAACCATAACGGTAAGCAAGCCATTGTTCCGGGATCCCACCGTAGCGCCGCCTTATAGCGGAGCCACGGGGCCCTGAACCAGTGAGCGCAGTGGCCGCGCCGGAGAAGTTTCCTCGTTTCAAGGCGTTGAACGCACTTGCTATACGAGTAGCACTCCGGACGACCATAGACGCGCACTGGGCCCGAGTTTGAAGAATCTCACCCAAGTTGACGCGATGAGTTTGGACTTTATCAATGAGCTTGCCGATAAGGCGCTCACGGACGAAGTTTAGCTCATCACCCATACTAAAGTGAGGAGACTTATTCGGGTCAAATCCCAAGCCAAAGCTATTTCCCCAGTTACCACCGAACGTATCGCCGCCAATGCTTCCATTGACGGTTAACGGACTTTGGTTCCAGTGAAATATGCTTCGTAAGTAGCCATTTGTCTGTAAAACATGAGGCCACCCCGGACTATTCCCGCCATCCTTATCTTCGTAGTGACTCCTGATAAAACAGGGGTCAGTTCCGTTGAAAGTTTGACCTGAAGAGTTCGTATAGTGGTTGCTCACATTTATAGTCTGGCTAGCATCAATTGGGAAACCAGGTTTAGACATGATCCTTCCTTAAACTGAGTTAGAAAACTAACCCAGCGAGATGAGCTAGAGCACGAAAGACTCACGTCTTTCAACTCCAGGTGTCTCTCACGATGCCGTAAGAGTGTGCTCACCCCGAGGGCCTCATTAGGACTTTACAAACCAGTCAACAGAAAAACTGTATGGGATATTCTCCCACGCAGATATTTGTTCTGACGGTTTTCTCCGAAAGAACGAAGCGACCCATGAACAGCATAGTTTAAGTGCTTTTAACATGGAAAGCTCCTCTGTTGGTTAGTAAAGTAAAGAGAACTAATGGGGC